TTTGCCAGTCTCTGGGTTCATGTACCCGGCAACCCACTCGCCGGTCTTGCGGTCTTGGCGGAAAATCCGGGCGTAGCCGTTGGTGCTGGGCACTGTGGCGAACTTGGCGCTGCCGTCGTGGGTGCTGCCGCTCACCACGGTGACGATGTCGTCGACGACGTGGATCTCGTATGCCCAACGCTTGCCGCACAACTCGAACACCTTGGTGACAGTGGCGGCGTGTCGATCAGTCCACGACAGGGTGGTGGCCCCCATGCCCACGACAGGGGCTGGTGCGCCCTTGGTCATGCGGCTGTACAGGTTGTTGACGAGGCTGTTGGTCTGGGTTCCGATGTTCATGGTGGTGTCCTTTCGTACTTGCACGGCGTCGATTGCCGTAGACGAATTACACCACAATGTTGCGAAACGCTCAACACCATACCCGATCAAAACATAGGGACTTTCCCTAATACCCGATCAGGTGGGCTGGATCCACAGGGCGCGGGACGCCCAGATCACTTCCCTGTTCTCGAGCACTTCTTGCTCTGGGCCGCAGGCCAGTATCAAGTTGTGCAGCTCGCGCTTGTAGCCGCGCCGCAAGACACCGATCAAGAGCCGCCCGTCCTTGATCGCTGCCATGCACAGCTTGTCGAGTAAGGTGTCCGGTGCTTGTTGCGAGCCTTCGACAAAGTACAGCCAGCCATCGCCGGGGCTGTTGACCATGCGCATCTGCAGCGCAAAACAGCCAGACGGCGTGTCTGCCGGGGCCATGACCATGTCGTGCGTGCCGTTGGGCAGCAGCGTGACGTTGCAGCCAGCGCCGATGTAACCGGACACGGGCACCTTGCGCACGTCGTCCATCACGTCGATGCCAGCCTGACGCATCACCTCGGTGACCGGCACCAGCAAGATGCCAGCGATCCGCTGCGCTTCGTCCATGGTGATGCGACGCTTGCCCGAGAACATGTAGCTCACGCTGGCAGGGTCGACCCCTATCTGTTTGGCCAGCTGGCGCTGGGACAGTTTGATTGTGCGCAGGCGGTCAACAAACCACTGTTTGTTCATTTCACCCATCCCAACATGTTGCGCCTCGACCAACATGCGGTCAAGTGTGGTCAAATTCACCCTGTGTTGCATTTTTCTCAGGAGCATTTCACATGAAAGCAAAGCACGCTATGCGCCCCGCTCGAGTCGTTGTTGATAAGTTTGGCGGTTGCCGAAAACTGGCCCGCACTTTGGCCATCAGCCCGTCCACGGTGAGCCGCTGGATGACCAGCGCAGCCAACAAGGGCACCGACGGACGCATCCCGCAGAAGTATTGGGGCCACATCATCGTCGCCGCTCAAGACGAGGGTTTCACATTGACCGTCAATGATTTGGCTGGGTTGTAAAGATTTTCGCAACACAGTGGCATAATCGCACTTGCCAGCGCCCAACCTGCGGCTGATCCCCGCGTGGCGTTGTCTCCCTGTCCCAACACGGGCGCTGGCACCTTTAGGAGATTGGACGGGAATAACAAGGACAGGTATGGATGTAACACCCGAATCAATAGCTCGGCATCTCGGTGCCGCCAGACGTTCTGGCAGCAACTGGTCATGCAGATGCCCAGCACATGAAGATCGCAAGGCCAGCCTCTCAGTGGGCATCGGCAGCGACGGCAAGATCCTCGTGTATTGCCACGCAGGATGCCAGCACGATGAGGTGATCTCGCACCTCAAGCACATGGGGATGTGGCCCAGCGCAGGGCGCATCGATGCACCCAAGGCAATCACCCCAGCGGTCAAGATTGACCTCAAGCCCAAGGTGGAAAAGGGCAGCGAGCGTTCACGCATCGTGGCCACCTACGACTACACCGACGAGCACGGCGAGGTGCTGTTCCAAGCCGTGCGTTTTGAGCCGAAGGATTTCAGGCAGCGTGCGTTGAACTCGGACGGTTCTTGGCGCTGGTCGATCTCTGGTGTGCGTCGCGTGCTGTACCGCCTGCCAGAGGTGATTGACGCGGTGCGTCAGGGCAAGACGATCTACGTCTGCGAAGGCGAGAAAGACGTCGAGGTCGCCCGCTCTCTTGGTCTTGTTGCAACGTGCAACCCAATGGGGGCGGACAACGGCGGCGGCAACAAATGGTTGAGTGAATTTGCCAGCGTATTGCAAGGGGCCAACGTCGTCATCATTCCCGATCAAGACGAATCCGGTACTCGACATGCTGAAAGGGTGATTGGCACCTTGCGTGGAATCGCCCGCAGTGTGCAAGTGGCATGCCCGACCACCGGCAAAGATCTGGCAGATTGGGTTGAGGCAGGAGCCACTGTTCAAGACATTGAGGCTGCAGCGGTCGACGCTTTCGAGGAAGAGGTCGTCGACGCCGATGCGGCTTTTGTCGAGCGTGTGGGTTTTCAGTTCCTTGACGTCGCTGATTTGATCACCGACATCAAGCCCATCGAGTGGCTGGTGCGCGACTACTTCGAGCGCGACTCCATCGCCCTGATCTATGGTGCCCCGGGTGGCGGCAAGAGCTTCTTTGCCATCGACATCGCGGCCAGCATTGCTACAGGCACAGAGTGGTTTTGCAAGGCCGTCCACAGCGGCCCGGTGTTCTACATCGCAGGCGAGGGCCACAACGGTCTGGCCCGCCGGTTCAAGGCGTGGGAAGTGGCGCGTGGCGTGGCCATCCCTCGTGGCCGTTTGTTCAAGTCCGCCGGGGCGCTGGCCATCCTCGACGAGGACGCCGTGCTCGAGATGGTGGCCGTGATCGAGGCTCAGATCAAAGTGGCCGGTGAGCTGCCATCGACGCTGTTCATCGACACGCTAGCCCGCAACTTCGGATCTGGCGACGAGAACAGCACCGAGGACATGAGCCGGTTTATCCAGCACATCGACCGGCACATCCGCCAGCGCTGGAACTGCTGCGTGGTGATCGTTCACCACAGCGGCCACAACGCAGACCGCGCCCGGGGCAGCTCGGCCTTGAAGGCTGCGGTCGATGCCGAGTACGAGGTCAGCAAGGACGACAGCGGCACCGTGACCATCCGCACCACCAAGATGAAAGACGCCGAGCTGCCTCCCGAGATGATGCTGCAGCTCAAGGGCGTGGAGTTGCCGGGTGTGTTTGACGAGGACGGCAAGCCCGTGACCAGCGCGATCTTGCAGATGGCCGGGAACCTGATCGCAGCAGTCGTGGCCAAGCGCGACAACGGCAGCGTCATCACGGCCAAGGATGTGCTGACTGTGCTCGACCGTGGCTGGCTGTCCATCCGCGCCTTGGGCGAGGCGCTCGAGTGCTCCAAGCGTCAAGCCGAGAAGTGTCTGTCAGCGCTCAAAGGCTACAAGTTCATCGACGACAAGTCGGTCACAGCCGAAGGCAGGGCTGCGCTTTCGCGCACTGGCCACGAGCTGAAGCAAGAGGAAAAACCGTTTTACAAAAGAGGAAGTGAAGTATGAACCGCGCTTGGCCTGATGGCACACCCAAGAGCACCGGCAACGCCTTCGATTGGCGCAACACACAAAGTGTTTTCACAGACGACAAGGAGTGGCAGCACGCTGTGCGAACCAAAGCCGGGATGGCCAAGCCCGGGAAGATCCCATCGTTCACCATCTACAGCCGCGCCAAGCCAAGGAATAAAGCATGAAGACATGGCCATTCCCACCACCCACCGGCCCCGTGCCGTGGACACCAGCACAAGAACGCGCCTATCAGCGCAAGCGCATCCAAGATGCAGAGGAGGCACCGCTATGAAAGACGAAGCATTGAAGCTGGCGCTGGAGGCGTTGGAATTTAACCAATCCAACTGGCAAGGCAAAGACAAAGCCATCACCACCATCAAGCAAGCCCTTGCAGCACCTGTGCAGGAGCCTGTGGCGCAAGCGTGGGCTGAGGGCTATCGCGCTGGTATTGCTGACGAGCGCACCAGCGAAGCCAACATTGGCATTGCAGGGATGGGTATGAAGGTTGAGCCAGCACGAAACAATCCGTATCGCACCACAACACCCCGACCACAGCCAGCACCTGTGCAGGAGCCTGTGGCGTGGATAAACGCAGAGAAGCGTACTTTTGAATGGAATGGCCCTGTGCTGTGGAACACGCCAACTGTCGCAGTTCTGAACAAGATTCCTCTCTACACCACCCCACCCACAGCACAGCGGCAATGGGTTGGGCTGACGGATGAGGAAGCAAACGAGCTGTGGGAAAGCATAGATTCAGACTGGGAGCTGATGAAGCGCACAGAAGCCAAGCTGCGCGAGAAGAACCATGCGTAAACGATCAAACTACCGGCCCAAGGGCGTGCGCCTTGACCCAATCCGATACATCCTCGAGGGCATGAAGCCCATGTCGCAGCACCCAGCCGTGCTCGATTTGCGCATCAAGAACCACGGGGCCATGACGGCGGTGGTCAAAGGCGTGGCCACACGCGACGACATCGACGTCCTGATCTCAGCGCTCAACATGGCCGAGGCGCTGGTGCTGGTCAACCCAGATCTGGGCAGCGATTGGCGCGGCGAGATCAGCGCTGCGCAGTACGCGCTCTTCACCATGGCCAGA